TACTTCTTACAGCAGTTTTCACCAGATTATATTACAGTAAATTATAAACAACGGCAATTAGAATTTGCAGAGTTTTTAGGTGTCGAAGCATCAAACACTGTAATGTTTGCATTAGGTGGTAGCAAGTGGCAGGAATATAATCGTGGAGGTTCAATGAATAGATTGAGTTTCCACAAATATCTACATTTATCGACAGATGAATTTAAAACAATAATAAAGGAAAATTTAGATGGCAGTTTCATCGCACAATGATTGGGATCCCTTAGAGGAGATTATCGTAGGTACAGCAGATCACAGTATGCTACCTACAATGAGTAAAGCAGTTCAAGCATTTAGTTATGCAGAATACTCTTTAGAAGAATTACAAGTATTACAAGGACCTCACGAACAACGTATTCGCGATGAAGCCAACGAAGATTTGGAAATACTTGCAGACACATTGCGAGGTTTAGGTGTTAAAGTACATCGCCCTAAGAGTGTAGATCACAGTAGTAGTCCAGACTGGAAGACTACAGGTTGGTACACTTTTTGCCCACGTGACTTGTTGTTGCCATTAGATAATCTAGTATTAGAGGCTGCAAGCCCTGGACGTTGCCGTCAATATGAAACTCGTGCATACTATGACTACATGTATCAACAAGTCGAAGAAGGTGTAGAATGGATCAGTGCTCCAAAGCCTATTCTATTAGACGACTTGTATCAAGTTGAAGATTTAAGCAAGCCTACAGTTAACAATCACGAAATTATCTGGGAAGCACCTAACGTTGTTCGTCTAGGTAAGGACTTATTATATCAAGTATCTAACACTGGTACACTAAAAGGTTATCAGTGGATGAAGAACATTGTTGAAAAGCGTGGCTACAAACTACACCTAGCAGAAGGCTTTTACTTCTTTGCACACTTTGATTCAACAGTTATTCCACTGCGTCCAGGTCTTGTTATGTTTAACGGTGCAAGATTGCGTGAAGATCACTATCCGCAGATTTTCAAAGACTGGGATAAAATCTGGATCACTCCAGACATGATGTACACAGCACCTACAGAATTGCCCGGTGGCATTCCACCTTGCAGTCCTTGGATTGGCATGAACATGCTAAGTGTTAATCCAAATCTTGTTATTATCGACAAGGATCAAGATGTAATTCGTAGGGTATTAGACAAGCATGGCATCGAAACAATTGGTTTACCGCAACGTCAAGCACGTACAATGAGCGGTGGCTTCCATTGCCAAACATTAGACGTTAAGCGTAAAGGTAGTTTGGAGAGTTATTTTGGCTAATACTATAATACCTCCTACTGTGATCAACGGAGGTGCTGTTGGCACTTCTCTTGGTTATAACGGCACTTACACCACTGCGGCAAATTGGGGGAATACTTCAAATTACACTATTGCAGATAATGTACTAAAAGTAAATGGAAATCCTGCCACTTTGGAAGTTAAAGGAAAACTTGTTGTAAATGGATTGGATTTAGAAGAACGGCTAAAAACGATTGAATATGTCTTGGGTTTGCCCGAAAGAGATGCTACAATAGAGGCAAAGTATCCGTCATTGAAGAAAAAATATGACGAGTATGTTAAAGCATTGGCCAAGTACAGAACATTCGAAGCACTTAAAGGAGAATCAGAATGAAAGAATTTATTGTAAAAGAAAGCCCAGGATTTCGCCTGCGTGTTAAAAGTTGGAAGTGTGCAAGTCCAGCAGATCTAAACAGCGTTGAATTTATTCAAGAATGTATGCGGGACGGTGAAGTAGATTTTACCAGCACATACAACTTCTTCATGACCGACGACGAAATTCGTGTTCTTGCTAAGGGTCTTGTTGAATGAAGAAGGTCTACGTTAGTTGGAACGATGTCCAGCGACAAGTCCAAGAACTGATTCGTCAGATGTGGATTGACGGCTGGACACCTGACTACGTAGTTGGAATTACCAGAGGCGGCCTTACTCCTGCTAATCTAATTAGTCAGTACTTAGGTTGCCCTATGGAGACTATTAAAGTTAGTCTTCGCGAAGGTAAAGAAAGTTGCGAGTCAAATACATGGATGGCGGAAGATGCCTACAATGGAAAAAAGATTCTTATTGTAGACGATATCAACGACACAGGATCTACTCTTAACTGGATCAAACAAGACTGGCCTAGCAGTTGCTATCCTAATGACCCTACGTGGTTAGATATCTGGGGTAACAATGTCAGAGTAGCAGTACTCTACGATAACGAAGTAAGCAAAAGCGAACTTAAAGTAGATTATACCGCAGAAGAAATTAATAAATTTAACGAACCTTGCTGGATTGTTTTCCCTTGGGAAGAATGGTGGCGTAAGTGGAATCCAGAGGAACAACATTATGACTGACATTGAACAAGCATTAAACGAAGGTCGAGCACCTTGGACAGACTTAGCACATAAGACAGACAGTGTATGGGTATTTTATGACAAGTATCCTGTCACTGACGGTCACTTGCTGTTCGTACCTGCATACGAGAACTATGCCTGCGTTATGAAATGTTATGAAGCCGCATACAGCATGGGCATGGAAGGTGTTATTGCTGAACAATGGGATGGCTTTAATGTTGGACAAAACTTTGGAGAAAGTGCTGGACAAACAGTAATGTATCCGCACATTCATATGATTCCTAGACGCAAAGGCGACATGGATGATCCTCGAGGTGGTGTTAGACACGTTATTCCCGAAAAAGGAAACTACAAGAAAAATGTTTGAACATCCTGTTCGCGTAGACTGGAACAACCAACACGGACAATGGTGGAATGACACCTGCGCCATGGTGTTAGAAGTTTTTGGTTTACCAGGCAATAGATTTATGTATCGCCCATACGAAGATTATATGGTGTTTGAATTTAAATCAAAGAAAGACGCAGATCTTTGTCAAATTTTACTCAGTGAGAGACTATAATGGAAATCTTAATTGTTTTAACACTATTGGTAACAAAGCATTGTATTGTAGACTTTCCTCTACAAACAAGATTCCAATATAGTAACAAAGGAACATACGGGCATCCCGGCGGAATGCTTCATGCCGCACTACACGGCCTAGGAACATATCTTTGCTTTCTAGCATTTACTCCCTTGGCACTATGGTTGGCATTTGTTGATGCATTAATCCATTACCACGTGGACTGGGCAAAAATGAATCTAAATAGTCGTCTAGGTTGGGGAGCAACTACACACGAGCAATTTTGGTGGCTGTTAGGATTAGATCAATACCTTCACTACATCACTTACATTGGACTAACAGCATGGGCATTTGGCGTAATTTTTTAATCGCACTCGGAGCACTATTTCTAGTCATTATCTTAATCAATACTGATTTTGGCGAGAGTGGCCGATACTACGATTGTAGAGATGCACACTGGCATCCGGATGTTCCTGTCGAAGTCAAAAAACGATGCGCAGAACTTTTTTATGAAGAGTGGAAACGTATCCAAGACGAAGAACGTGCAAGAAAGACATTAACAACATGATTTACTTTAACATAAACATTCGAAACCCTCGTTGGTGGGAACGTTTTGAGAACATCAAATGTTGGATGGGCGGGACTCCTATTGAACACAAATACTGGGAAGTAGAAATTATCAAAAACGATAATCTGCTACGACTAGAGTTTGAAGTAACAACACAGCAAGATCATGCTGGTTGCAAATTAGAGTTAGGCCTGTTTGGTTACGAAATACATTTCACGTTCTATGACAATAGACATTGGAGCCACGATGAAGGTCGTTGGAAAGTCTATGACGAAGAAAATGGCTACCATTAATTTGACAAAAACCTAAATAAACCTATATACTAACATATAGACATCCCCGTCTATAACTCGGAGAATTATAATTGAAAACAGAATTTAAACCAGATCCTACAATCAATGCAGAGATTGATAAAGATTTTAAAAAAGAAGAATATGTACAGGTTGAAACTCCTGTGTATGTAAAAGCACCTGCACAGCCTCCCGAAAAGAATCTAGCACAAGTTATTCGCGAACGTATGCGTTCAGATAAAAAGCGTTTTTGGGCGGGCGATAATATCAGCGACTATGTCAGCGAAGAAGACAAAGAGCAATTAATCAAAGAAGCAACAAAGGCTTTTGAGAGTGTACTAGATACTTTGCTCATTGATAGAGAAACTGATCCGAACAGTCATGGTACAGCAAAGCGTTTGGCTAAAATGTACTTTAACGAAATTATGAGTGGACGTTATGACCCAGCACCAGACGCAACAGCATTTCCAAATGATTCAGAAGACCGATACGAAGGTATGTTGGTGGTACGTAGTGAGTTGCGCTCTATGTGCAGTCATCATCATCAGCCCGTTAGTGGTGTCGCTTACATTGGTATCATCGCCGCACAAAAACTTATTGGTTTGTCTAAGTACACTCGTATTGCTCAGTGGTGTGCTCGCCGCGGCACCTTACAAGAAGAACTAGCCAATGATATTGCTAGAGAAATTGCTAAAGCAACTGGCGCTACAGACCTAGGTGTTTATATTCAAGCAGTACACGGATGCTGTGAGAATCGTGGTATTATGGCACATTCAAGTCTTACACAGACTACAGTATTGAAAGGCGCCTTTAAAGATGATTCTGGAACTAAAAAAGAGTTCTTTGATAACATCAAACTACAACAAGAATTTGCGCCGAGGTAATCATGGGTGATGGTGGAAAAGGAAGTCGTCCTAGACCTTTTAGTGTTAGTCAACAAGAGTTTGACAACCGCTGGGACACAATATTTAAAAAGGATAAAGAAATGCAAGTAAGAGTAAAAGAAAACGCAGACGAGATCGGTAAGTGCGGTTGCGGTCGTAGCCCAACTGGTAAATGTATTGGCTGGCATGGTCTAAGTGAAGAGCAATACAAAGATGCTCTTGAAAAGTATATGACTAATCAAACAGACACTAAAGGCGATCCTGTATGAGTTGGCTTGACCAGTGGCTTTACGGTAAAGTCCGCGACATGTGGGACAACCGTGAAAAATATGAAACAAAAAAATATCCAGGATTGAACATGGCATCAGGACAACTAGCAGTAGAACGTAGTCGTGCCGAAGGCGAAGGTCGCATTACTTTTGAATTAAGTACCGCAGTGGGCGGGCGTATCCTTAATGTACGCCACTACGATGAACGCAAAGATCGCCACGAAAGTCAAACATACGTTATTCCCAGTGGCGAAGACGTAGGCGAACGTGTAGCAAAAATTATTAACTTGGAATTGTTTAAGCAATGAGTAAATTAAAAATAGCAGAACTGTTCTACAGTATTCAAGGAGAAGGACGCTACATGGGCGTTCCTTCTATTTTCTTACGTACCTTTGGCTGTAACTTTAAGTGTCAAGGATTTGGCATGCCAAGGGGAGAACTAAGTAATGAAGTGGAGGCCATTGCTGAACGTGTTGACAATTTTAAAGATTATAAAGAACTTCCCCTCGTATCTACTGGATGCGATTCATACGCTAGTTGGGATCCTCGTTTTAAACATCTTAGTCCTATGCTTGATACCTCTGCGGTGGCTGATGCTATTTGTGATATACTGCCTCACAAAACTTGGAAGGATGAACATCTAGTTATTACAGGCGGTGAGCCATTACTAGGTTGGCAACGTGCATATCCAGATTTGCTAGATCATCCTAAAATGACTGGCTTGCGTGAAATTACATTTGAAACAAACGGCACTCAAGAACTTAGTCCAGAGTTTGCACAGTACTTGAAAGACTGGCAATGGTCGCATAAAGACAACTATACTCGAGAAATTACATTTTCAGTAAGTGCCAAACTTCCATGCAGTGGCGAAAAGTGGGAAGATGCTATCAAACCTGAGATTGTTAGATCATATCAAGTTATTGGTGCTAATGTGTATCTCAAGTTTGTAATTGCTACAGAACAAGATTTTGCAGATGCTGAATGTGCTATTGCCGCATATCGTGCCGCAGGATTTACAGGACACGTTTATCTAATGCCTGTAGGCGGAGTCGAAAGTGTTTATTCACTAAACAATCGTCGTGTTGCAGAACTAGCAATGAAGAATGGTTTACGTTATAGCGACAGACTGCAAGTGCCATTGTTTAAAAATGAGTGGGGAACTTAATGATTGAAACAAAACGTATTCTGATTATGGGTCTACCTGGAGCAGGTAAGACTTACTTAGCAGAGCGTCTTAAAGCAAAGTTAGAGGCTCACGGCAAAACTGTGGGTTGGTTAAATGCTGACGAAGTTCGCAGGCATTATAACGACTGGGACTTTAGTCGAGAAGGGCGTATTAGACAAAGTCATCGTATGCGTGAACTTGCAGACACTAGTAATACAGATTACTGTATTGTTGATTTTGTTGCTCCGCTAGTAGAAATGCGTAACAACTTCAAAGCAGATTGGACTATCTGGATGGATACCATCGATGCAGGACGTTACGAAGATACAAACAAAATATTCGAAGTACCTGAGTTCTATGACTTTAGAATTACAGAACAAAATGCAGATAAGTGGAGTGAATTTATTGCAGACCACATTGCAGACAATCGCAGACGTCCACGTTGGGACGGTAAAAAAGAAACCGTCCAAATGCTAGGACGTTGGCAACCGTGGCATGCAGGTCACCGTGCATTGTTCGAACGGGCCATTGCAAAAACTGGTCAAGTGGTTATTATGGTTCGTAACTGCCAAGGTTGGAATAATAGCAATCCTTTTGATTTCTTTCAAGTCTGCAACTTTATTAAACGGGATTTAGAGCCATTGTATCAAGGGCAGTTTTTAATACAACTAGTGCCTAATATTGTAAACATTACTTACGGTCGAGATGTTGGTTACAAAATAGAACAAGAAGTGTTCGACGAATCTATTCATAACATAAGTGCTACAGAAATTCGTAGGAGCATGGGCCTTGAGTGAACGACCTCTAAGAAGTCTTGTTAAGACTATTAGTTGGAGATTAACTGGTAGCGGAGCAACTTTTGCTATCAGTTATATCATTAGTGGAAATTTAGAAATGGCTAGTTCCATTGCTATCATACAACTGATAGCAAATACGATTTTATACTTTATACACGAAAGAATTTGGAATAGAGTAAACTGGGGTAGATTTACATGAAAAAAGTTATTATTCTTTCCGCACTAAGAACAGGGTCGAGTTATCTCACAGACAATCTGTCGCTGTCTATGTTAAAACAGCATAAAATTAATCCAGCAGTTAAGCATTATAGTTTCAGAGATAATTCGTTAAATGAAAACGACGGTGTTGTTATTGATACATTTTCCGTAACAAAAATATCATGGATTGATCATTTAGAACAATTAAGAAAATTTAGGGACCTTTCAGATTACGATGCTATCTTTCTAAAAAGAAAAGATAAGTTTGCTCAGTGCATAAGCATGGTCACATCTGCGCCAAATCCTTACTGGACGTTTAATTTCTATAAACGAGAACAACACCTATGGGAAGAATGGCTTAGAGGCGATCCTAAGTTTGAGATTTCAAAAGAAACATTTAGTTTATATTTTTGGATGCGAGAGCATCTAGAAAAAGGCGTCGATCGTCATAAAACAGATTTCAAAAAATTTATCGAACTAGACTACGAAGACATAGACGAGAACTTAGATAATCTTAAAGGCGTTTTAAAAAATATTGACGTAGAATATCACAATGAAGACGACGATGCCATCCCGATGAAAAGAAACTGGGACAAATGGGGAAGTGTGATAAACAAGCAAGAAGTACTGTCTTGGGCAGAGCCATTATTTAAAGAAAGAGGCTACGTCATTAATCCGGAGTATTATAAATGAAAAAGAAGTTGTATCTAGACATGGATGGTGTCGTAGCGGACTTTAATGCCTATGCTAGAAAAATTTGCAAGCAAGAAGTTACAGACGATCGTTGGCCTGAGGAAGAGTGGAATAAAATCAAAGACAACGAACACTTGTATAGAGATTTAGATAAAACACCTGAAGCAGATGAATTAGTTGAATACTGTAAACAGTTTGCTAAAAAGTATGGCTACGAACTTATGTTCTTAACAGCCATTCCAAGATCAAATGACATGCCTTGGTCTTTTTACGATAAAGTACTGTGGATCCAAAAGTATTACGGAAATATTCCTGTAATGTTTGGCCCGTATAGCAAAGACAAACAGAAACATGCTAAACCTGGAGATATTCTAATCGACGATCGTACATCGAATTATAACGAATGGATCGAAGCCGGTGGTATTGCAATCTTGCATAAAGGTGACTTAGGTGCTACAATAAAGAAACTCGAAAGTTTAGTGGAGGATGACAAATGAAAGAATGGCTTAAAAAAGTAACTGGCCTTAAGAAAATTGAAGAAGAAAAAGAACGTCTAGTTGTCGAAGCGGCATTGGCTAGTGCTAGAGCAGAAGCAGCCAAAAAAGAAGAAGAAATGGCTAAGATGACTCCAAAGGAAAGGGCTACTGCTCGCGGAGAACCTTATATTGCTGTGCTCGAAACACATGTTAACAAAGATAACCTACGCAACGGTTTTTTTGAACTTGACTGGAATGACGAGTTTGTGTTACAATTACGTCAAGCAGGCTACGGTTTTGAAGGAGATCCAGACGAAGAAGTTGTGGATCGTTGGTTTAGAACACTATGCAAAGATGTAGCCGGAGAAGAAGGTGTTGATATGACTGACAGAGGTGCTGGTTATATTAACGTTAAGAAAATTGCTGAAGGTAAATCGGAAGTTTCATGACATATATTTTAGTTGATACTGCTAATACATTCTTTCGTGCTAGACACGTAATCAAAGGCGATGCTGATATTAAACTTGGTATGGCTTTTCATATCACGTTGAACAGTATCAAAAAGGCATGGCAAGACTTTGGTGGTAGTCATGTTGTATTCTGCCTCGAAGGGCGTTCATGGCGTAAAGATTACTATGCTCCTTACAAGCGTAATCGTAGCGATGCTCGTGCGGCACTGACTCCAAAAGAGCAAGAAGAAGATCAGTTGTTCTGGGAGAGTTTCGATAAGTTTAAAGATTTCATTATAGAAAAAACTAACTGCACAGTCTTACATCATCCCGAACTAGAAGCAGACGATCTTATTGCTGGATGGATTCAAAGTCATCCTAAAGATAATCACGTTATTATTTCCACAGACAGCGATTTCGTACAGTTAATTGCACCGAACGTGAGCCAATACAATGGTGTGCAAGAACATCATATTACTCACGAAGGTATCTTTGATAAAAAGAATAAGCGTGTAATTGATAACAAAACTAAAGAACCTAAAGAGATTCCTGATCCACAATGGCTACTATTTGAGAAATGTATCCGTGGCGATAGCAGTGATAACGTCTTTAGTGCGTACCCAAAGGTTCGCAAAAATAAACTAGAAGAAGCGTTCAAAGACAAAGAAAATAAAGGCTTCGCTTGGAACAATCTCATGCTTCAGCGTTGGGTTGATCACAATGGCGAAGAACATCGTGTGCTAGAGGATTACGAACGTAATCGTAGGCTTATTGATTTGGCTGCACAGCCTAGCGACATCAAAGATAAAATCTTTGGTACTATCAAAGAAAATATTGATAAAGAAAAGAATGTTAGCCAAGTCGGTATTAGACTGTTAAAGTTCTGTCAACTCTACGATTTGAAAAAGATTTCCGATCAAGCACAGCAATACGCTGAGCCACTTAATGCTAGATATCATAAATGAATACTTGTCAATTTATTAACACCTGCGAAAATAAAACCGATAATTGTTGGGAGAATACAATGAATGAAGTACATGCTAAACCCGTCGTTGATGGAAAATTTTGGATCGTCGAAGAACAAGGTAACAAGATCGGTATTTTAAAAATCACTGAACAAAAGAAGTATGTGTTTAGTAGCAAAGACAAAGTTACTACCTTTGATAGCAAAAAGAAACTGTTTGAAACATTTGGAAAAGATTTCTTTGTAGCAAAGACCACTATCACACCAGTTGCTGACCTTCCTAAAGAAGTTCACGGATATCCTGCCAGTAGTGAACCTCACAATCCGATGTTCGATGTTCGACGAAATCTTCCTCTTTTTACAAAAAGCAGTAAGAGCAAAAGTGTCTATTGCGCAGGCTACTATATCATTAAATTTGAAAAAGGATGGGTGAAAAGTTTTTGTCCTAAACTTATCACAGTTGAACGTTATCCGTACGAAGGACCTTTTAAAACAGATTTGGAAATGAAACAAAGGCTATCACATGCAAAATGATAAAATCAATACTACTGCAATCCAAACGTTTCTAAATCAAGTCAAGGGTGCTGAATTGGCTAATCAACGAGAAATTCGCATGGACATTGCCTCTGCTAAAAATCTTAGTCACACCCTTGCCCTGGTTATGACTAGGCTTGCCGGTAACTATGAAGCACTTTTACAGTCTGTAAAAAAATCAGAACCAGAAGTTCAAGTTAAAATGGACGGAGGAAATTGGGACGAGAAGTGATAAATATACGCATATAATGGAGATATGCGTCAATGAGTCGACCTAAACCAAAAGTACTTCTAGAAAATATAAACAAGAAAACATTTAAGAGCGACCAGATTCTCGAAGCAGATGCCATTTGGGCTGTCTTTTACAAAGGACAGCCCTTTAATCTTAAGAGCCAAAATAGTCTAGGCGGATACGCTGGAAGCAAGTATAAAAAAGTAAGTTTCTCAAATCCTGGACACGCACATAATTTGGCAAAGAAATTAAATTCACTATTTGGCGTCAAAGATTTCGTTGTTGTTAAATTAACACAAGGCGAAGAAATTAAATGAACCCAGAAACCTACACTAAAATTTTTTTGAAGGCTGCTAATTTGGCAGTGTCTGAAGAAAACATTTCGGTGTATGCAAGAAAATGGTTCATGAACACTCGAAAGAAATCCCAAGGCGGTTTAAGACTAACTGACGACGGTTTGGACTTTGTCAAAGAAACTTTGGATTTGAAAGTCTACGAAATCGCTTTTCCGCCTAGTTTAGATTTGAAACCACAAGTTATTCTATTTTTGGACAAGTTTATTGACTGTCCTTACTACTTGACTCCCGAAACTATTTTGGTTTTGAGCGAGCGAAAAGCATTTGAACTCCATCTTTTTTCGGGTGATGTGCGGCAATATGGGCTAAACAAAGCCATGAAACGTAAAAATTCTACCTGAAATCCAAAAAATCAGTTGACACAGACTCCTAGTTGTCGTATAATAATGATACTGTAACGCAGTTTAACATTCATTAACTAGGAGCATTTAATGGCTAAAGCAGAAGTCATCAATCGTCAAGTAAGCCCGAATGGCGCAAAAAATGCTATTCGCAAGGCATTTAAAAAGCGTCGCCCAATTTTTCTTTGGGGTCCTCCGGGCATTGGTAAGAGTGATATTATCCACCAACTTGGCGGTGAGATGAACGCTCACGTTATCGACATTCGTTTGTCGCTGTGGGAACCTACTGATATCAAAGGTATTCCATACTTTGATGCCAATCAAGGTAAAATGGTTTGGGGTGCGCCTAGCGAACTTCCAGACGAAGCAATGGCTAGCCAATACCCGTTTGTTGTTCTTTTCCTTGACGAAATGAACTCTGCGGCTCCTAGCGTTCAGGCCGCGGCTTATCAACTTATTCTGAACCGCCGTGTTGGTCAGTACAAACTGCCCGATAACGTTCTGATTGTTGCCGCTGGTAACCGTGAAGCAGACAAGGGTGTTACTTATCGTATGCCTGCTCCGCTGGCTAACCGTTTCCTGCACTTGGAAATGCGTGTAGACTTCGACGACTGGGCTATGTGGGCTACCGAAAATCGTGTTCACAAGGACGTTGTTGGTTACGTTACTTTCGCTAAGAAAGACCTCTACGACTTCGATCCAAAGAGCGCAAGCCGTTCGTTTGCTACTCCTCGTTCTTGGAGTTTCGTGTCTGAACTGTTGGAAGAAGACGACACCGATGACAGCACTATGATGGACCTTATCAGCGGTGCTGTTGGCGAAGGTCTTGCAGTTAAGTTCATGGCACATCGTAAGATTGCCAGCAAGATGCCTAAGCCTGAAGACATTCTGGCAGGTAAGGTTAAGAAGATGGATTCGAAAGAAATTTCGGCCATGTACTCTTTGACTGTTAGTCTGTGCTACGAGTTGAAGGATGCGTCTGACAAAAACGACAAGAAGTTTAACGAAATGGTTAACCACTTCTTCCGTTTCATGATGGACAATTTTGAAACTGAACTGGTTGTTATGGGTACTAAACTTGCTCTTACCCAATATCAACTGCCTTTGGATCCAGACGAAATCGACTGCTTCGACGAGTTCCACGACAAGTACGGCAAGTACATCGCGGCCGCTCAAGACAAGGGTCGCTGATCCAAAAGAGAAAAGGGTGCAGAAATGCACCTTTTTCCTTGACATAAACATCGTTTGATTGTATAATATACATATCGTAACAGGAGCATTTATGAGTTATCTAGATCCAATCGTTGATAAAATTGTTGTAGCCCGAGTTGGCTTGCTACTTCGCCATCCGTTTTTCGGCAACATGGCTACCCGAATGAAACTAATCGATGCCAGCGATTGGCTTCCTACTGCCGCAACCGACTTCCGTAATTTCTATTACAATCGCGAGTTCTTTGAGAAAATGACTCCGCGTCAAGTTGAGTTTGTTGTTGCACACGAAATCATGCACTGTGTCTATGACCATATGAGTCGTGTCGAAGGGCGTGATCGTAAAATTTGGAACATTGCCGCTGACTACTGTGTTAACGGTCTGTTGAAGCGTGAACGAATTGGTGATGATCCTCCAGTCAAGTTCTTCCATGACCGTAAGTATGACGGCTGGAGTGCTGAACAAGTCTACGATGAAATTTCTCAAAAGTACGACGATGAAGAACTTGCCGCATTGGGCCAACTGCTAGACGAGCACTTGGATCCCGAAGGTGACGGCAAAGACGGCAAGGCGCCAAAGTACAGCAAAGAAGAACTCAAACAAATTCGTGACGAGATCAAAGAAGCAATGTTGCAGGCTGCACAAGCCGCAGGTGCAGGTAACGTGCCTGGCGATATTGCACGTATGATCAAGGAAATGACTGAGCCTAAGATGAACTGGCGCGAACTTCTGCGTCAGCAAATCCAAAGCACAATCAAGAACGACTTTAGTTTTGCTCGTCCTAGCCGTAAAGGTCAAATGACTGGTGCAATTTTGCCCGGGTGCAATTTTGACACCACCATCGACGTTTGCGTTGCTATCGACATGTCAGGTTCTATTGGCGATGCTCAAGCAATGGACTTCATGAGTGAAATCAAAGGTATCATGGAAGAGTTTAAAGACTTTAACATGAAAGTTTGGTGCTTTGATACTAAAGTCTACAATGAGCAGGATTTCAACGGCTTCACTGCTGACGAAATCAATGACTACGAAGTTATGGGCGGTGGCGGTACTGACTTTGACTGTAACTGGGAATACATGAAGGAACACGATATCAACCCTAAAAAGTTTATCATGTTTACTGACGGATATCCTTGGAGCAGTTGGGGTGACGAAGACTACTGCGATACTGTGTTCATTATCCACGGTAACGACACAGTTGTTCCCCCATTTGGTACATACGCATATTACGAAGCACCGGTACGCAAGTGAGTCTTGTAGATAAAATTAACCCATTAAATGTTTTGGAATGTAGGGAGTTGCGGGATCCGCCTCCCCACTTCCACTACCTTACGATAGATTTGAAATACAATCTCCAAAAGTCTATACACGATTGGATTATTTTAAATCTTAAAAATCGTTTTTATATCGGCGAAACCTTAGTATTAGAAGACAATCAATTTACAGTCAAAATAAAGATTGGGTTTGAAGAGCCGAAAGAAGCCAGTTTCTTTTTAATTGCTTGTCCACATTTAAAATACTCTTCGGTTTAGTCTGATATATAGTTGTGCCTATACATCAGAAGGAGTACTATCATGGCAGAAGAAAACAAAGTAGAACAACCAGCAACTGCTCAAGCACCGGCCGCAGAAGGCCAAGCAACAGAACAAAATTATGATCTTACTGTACAAGATCTAAGTGCGTTGAAAAACATCATTGATGTTGCCGCACAACGTGGTGCATTTAAGCCAGGTGAAATGGCCGCAGTTGGTACTGTATATAATAAACTTGCAGGATTCTTGGATGCTGTAAGTAAACAAGGAGGAAAGGCTAATGCCTGATATCAAACACGTTGGCCGCATGAAGGCTAATGGTAAGAAAGTCGTAGTGGCTTATAGAACCTTACCAGGAGAGAGCGACTCTGCACTTGTAGTCGCAACAGAATCTCTAACACCGGAACAACATGATGCAGTAATTACTCTAGTAGAAAGTAATGCTGGTCAAAACTCTTATGAGTTCGCTGAAGCACTAGCACGTTCACGTTTTCCAGACGGTCGTGTAATGCTTAACGAATTGCACTTCACTAAGAAGTTGCTAAAGGTTAAGACTTCAGAAGTTGAGATGTTGCCTAATTTGCACACATCTATCGAGTTAGCACAACTTAACCAAATCATTGCAGAACAGCGCGGCATTAGTGTTAATGACCTTGCACTTGGCAATGGTATAGAAGGTAGAGAAGTCGGTACAGTAAGCGAAGTTCCTCCACCAAAATCTGAAAGTTTTGAAGTAAGAGAAACTCCTGCACCAACAGTGTCTAACGAGCCTTTGAGCGACGAAGACTTGGCTAAGAAGTATCGCAGTGATGCAGACCGTCTTAGCAAAGAAGCCGCTGAACTGCGCCGCATGGCAGAATCCTTAGTTCCTACTAAGAAGAAAACAACCGCTAAAGCAGAGTGAGCAAAGGCAAGTCGCTACCTAAGGATGTTATAGACCAATGGCCTGAAGTATTCGGCGAAATTAATGTTGAAGCAGTACCGCTGGCATACTTACACTCAATGAGGATTATCTTCAAAGGTGGAAAAGTATGGGACGTTAATATTGCCGGACAGGCCAGAGTCCATGGCGCCGATAATCTCGAAGAGCATCTTAGAGAACTTTTATCAAACTACGAAGACGAAATCGAACATATAGATTTTAGACTCGATGTAGAAAAAGTTAAAAAAGATGTTATCAAAGAGACAACTCGCTTTCTTAAGAAAAAAAGACCCAAGAAAAAAGAATAATGATAACAGCCTTATTTGCAGTAGACGATGTAGGGGGCATGGGTTTTAAAGGGCAACTTTCGTGGCCTCATAATAAAGACGATATGACTTGGTTTAAAACACAAACACAAAATCAAATCGTTGTTATGGGTAGACGTACATGGGATAGCCCGGATATGCCAAAGCCACTCCCTGGTAGACTTAATGTGGTATTCACAAACAACTTTTTTGATGCAGACGACGTCGAACAAGTTAGAGGAGATGTTTGTGAAGCACTAAGAGCATTAAAGAGACATCAAAAGAAGAAAAAAATATTTGTTATAGGTGGTCCTAACTTATTACTTCAAAGTAAACCTGTTCTAGAAAAAGTTTTTGTTACTAGAATCAAGGGAGAATTCATAAACGATACGTATATCAATATCGATGAATTTTTAGAAGGAATGACGTTAGTCAACACCATTAACTTAGGTTCATGTATAGTAGAAGAATATACTAATGAAACAATATCATCAAGCACTAGAACACATACTTCAACACGGAAAAAAGAAGACTGATCGTACCGGTATAGGCACCATAAGCGTGTTTGGTCATCAAATGCGCTTCGATCTAAGACTCGGATTTCCTGCGGTTACTACTAAGAAACTTGCATGGAAATCTGTAGTGTCTGAATTACTTTGGTTCATGGAAGGTAGCGGAGACGAGCGGAGACTTGCCGAGATCCTCCATGGAACTAGAGATGCCGAAAAGAAAACCATTTGGTCTGCTAATGCCGAAGCAGACTATTGGAAACCTAAAGCAAAGTTTGAAGGTGATTTAGGTCGTGTGTACGGCGTGCAGTGGAGAGATTGGCGTCAATATCAAGAAGTCAAGGACATGGGCACGGCACATCCGTCCGGAACACGTATTGCTACTAATCGACACAGTGTAGATCAACTACAAAATCTAATTGACGGTATTAAGAAGGATCCTAGTGGACGTAGGCACATCTTGTCTGCTTGGAATCCTGCAGAACTAGATCAGATGGCTTTGCCACCTTGTCATGTTATGAGTCAATTTGATGTTACAGATGGTTATCTAAGTTGTCAACTATATCAACGTAGTTGCGACATGTTCCTAGGCGTACCTTTTAACATTGCTAGTTATTCATTGCTTACACACATTATCGCTCGCGAGTGCGGTTTGAAGGTGGGTGATTTTATTTGGACTGGCGGAGATTGCCACATCTATACT